TATCGACCGTCTATCTGTGGCGCGAGCGCGATCCGGATTTCTTTCGGGCATGGATGCGCTCGCTGGCGGCGGGCTACGAGCTGCTCGAAATGGATATGCTCGAGCGGGCGCGCAACGGGGTCGAGAAACCCGTTTTCCACGATGGAAAAGAGGTGGCGACGGTCAGACACTATAATGACGGGGTCGGGATCAAATTGCTGCTGGCCCACAAGCAGATGGTGGCGCTGATCCGCGCGGCGGAGGAGGATATCAACCCAGAGCAGGTGCGCGCCGATCTCGACAGGAAACTGGCGGATATGCGGACGAAGCTGCTCGGGCGGGAACGGGAGGAAACACCACCGGTCTCCGAAAATGACGAATGAAGGCAGCGACGCGGAGTGTGTCGCCCGGTTGCAGCCGCGGCATCGCAAGGCGCTTTTCGCGTCGCTGAGCGATCAGGAACAGCAGGCGATTCTCCATTACTGGCCGTTCTGGGCGCGGCCCGAGCAAATGCCGCCGGACGGCAACTGGTCGGTCTGGCTGATCATGGCCGGGCGCGGTTTCGGCAAGACCCGGGCGGGAGCGGAATGGGTGCGCAGCATCGCCGAACGCGATGGCAGCGCCCGCTTTGCTCTGGTCGGAGCCAATTATGCAGAGACCCGCACGGTGATGGTCGAAGGCGAAAGCGGTCTGCTGTCGATCGCGCCGCCGAAGCAGCGGCCGGTCTGGGAACCGTCGCTGAAGCGGCTGAGCTGGGCAAGTGGCGCGCAGGCGCATCTCTATTCGGCAGCGGAACCCGAAGGCTTGCGGGGGCCCCAGCATAGTCACTCGTGGTGCGACGAAATTGCCAAGTGGATGAACAATTGCGGGCAGGCGGAAGCGGCCTGGGACAATCTGAAAATGGGCCTGCGCCTTGGCTTCCGACCGCAGATCGTGGCGACCACGACGCCGCGGCCGGTGGCGCTGGTGCGGAGGCTGGTCGATGCCGAAGATGTGGTGATCAGCAGGGGGCGGACGCAGGATAATGATCTGCATCTGCCGGTTGCCTTTCTGACCGCGATGGCTGCGGATTATGGCGGGACCCGGCTGGGGCGGCAGGAGCTGGACGGCGAGCTGATCGAGGATCTGGAAGGCGCGTTATGGACCAGGGCGATGATTGAGGGGTGCCGGGTTGGTGCCGTTCGTGTCGAGCGAAGTCGAGACACTGGTGCCAGGCCGAACCGGTCTCTCGACTGCGCTCGAGACAAACGGGGGGAGGGTCTGGTTCGTCTTGTCATCGGGGTCGATCCGCCGGCGTCGGCGCACGGAGATGCCTGCGGGATTGTCGTTGCGGGGCTGGGCCGGGACGGTGAGGCCTATGTGCTGGCCGATGCCAGCGTGGAAAAGGCGCGGCCGGAGATATGGGCGCGAGCGGTGGCACGGGCTGCGGATTTCTGGGGCGCAGATCGGGTGATTGCCGAGGCCAATCAGGGCGGGGCGATGGTGAAATCGGTGCTCCACGCGACAAAGATTTCGCTGCCGGTCAGGCTGGTTCATGCGGCGCGCGGCAAGGTGGCAAGGGCGGAACCGGTGGCGGCGCTATATGAGAATGGCCGGGTGCATCATGTCGGGGCGTTTCCGCAGCTGGAAGACGAGCTGTGCGGATTGCTGATTGGGGGTGGCTATGCCGGGCCGGGGCGGTCGCCGGATCGGGCGGATGCGCTGGTGTGGGCATTGACCGAGCTGATGTTGGGCAAAGAGCGGGTGCCGAGGGTGCGGTGATGGTGCCCCTGCGAAGGCAGGGGGCCACCTCGAGGCTTCTCGTCATTCGCAATGGTGCTGGTTTGCGCCAAGATTTGAGACAGGCGCTCGCCACTTCTCAGGCGCAGCTAAACCGGTGCACGAGATGGGCCGCTCGGCTTTAGAAAGCTTTGGGGAAGCTTTCGTCGCCTGCGCCCTGCGCAGGGGCACGGCAGGCAGCGATGCTTTAGCGGAACGTAATTGCGGAGCACAATCTTGCGGAACCAAGGAAATAACATGACATTGTGGAACAATATCGCGCTTGCCTTCAAGGGCGGGGGTGGTTCTTTGCGGCCCCCTTTGGGGCGGTCCTATATCGGCACTTATGGTGGCGCGGCTCTTTCGGGGGACGCGCCATTTTCATATGAGGGGCGGGTGCGCGAAGCCTATATCGAGAATGCCATTGCCCAGCGCGCGGTGCGGATTGTCGCCGAGGGGGTTGGCGGTGCGCCGCTGCTACCGGTGGACGAGCGGGTGGCGGCGCTGGTGCAGACCAGCAGCGCTGGCCAGTCGCTGCTGGAGACGATCGCGGCGCATCTGCTGCTGCACGGCAATGGCTATGTCCAGATTATCGGCAGCGGCGATGGCCGGCCGGATGAGCTTTATGCGCTGCGGCCCGACCGGGTGACGGTGGAGCCGGATGCCAAGGGCTGGCCAGTGGCTTATATCTATCGGGCGGGCGAGCATGTCACGCGCCTTGCCGCGCGGGATGCGACGGGGCGAGCGGCGATCATCCATATCAAGGCCTTTCATCCGACCGATGACCATTATGGGCTGGGCTGTCTTGGCGCGGCAGCGAAGGCGGTGGCGGTGCATAATGCCGCGGCGAGATGGAACAAGGCAATCCTCGACAATGCGGCGCGGCCATCGGGCGCTCTGGTCTATGATCCGGGCGTTGAAGGATCGGCGCTGACCGGGGAGCAGTTTGACCGGTTGAAGGCGGAGATGGAGGCGAGCTTTGCGGGGTCGGGCAATGCCGGGCGGCCGATGCTGCTCGAGGGTGGCCTCAAATGGCAGTCGATGAGCCTGAGCCCGGCGGATATGGATTTTGTCGCGCTGAAGGAAGCGGCGGCGCGGGAGATTGCTTTGGCCTTTGGCGTGCCGCCGATGCTGCTCGGGCTGCCGGGCGACAATAGTTATGCCAATTATCGCGAGGCCAACCGGGCGCTGTGGCGGCTGACGATATTGCCGCTGGCGGGGAAGATATTGGCCGGGCTGGCGGAGGCGCTGCGGGGCTGGTGGCCGGAGGTTGCGCTGGCGGTCGACCGGGACCAGATTCCGGCGCTGTCGGAGGATCGCGAGCGGCTGTGGAAGCAGGTGTGCGAGGCGGATTTTCTGTCGCCGGAAGAGAAGCGGGCGATGCTGGGGGTGTGATTAGCGGCTTTGTTCCCCTGCGCAGGCAGGGGTCCATCTCGTGCCAGTGCGGTTGAACGGAATGCAGGAGATGGGCTCCTGCCTGCGCAGGAGCACAGTGCCCAATAAGGACAGGATATGAACAACGAAGAAATGCTCGCTCGCCTGATTGCGCAAGCGGAGGGTGATGGTGCTGATCTTGTCACGCTGCGGGCGATTGTCGAGGAGGCGACGGACAGCGGGGCGGCGCGGGTGCTCGACCGGCTGGGGCTGGCCGATCCGACGGCGCAGGACGATATCGACGAATTGCGCGAGCTGCTCCGCGCCTGGCGCGATGCCAAGGCGAGCGCGTGGAAGGCGGTGATCCGCTGGGTGGTGCGGACGATGCTGGCGCTGCTTTTGGTCGGGATCGCTATGCGGCTGGGGCTGGGGGATATGGTTTCGTGAGGGTGGTTCAGACGCCCGTTCGTGCTGAGCCTGTCGAAGCACCTTTCGCCGAGAAATGCCCTTCGACAGGCTCAGGGCGAACGGAACACTCAAACATGATCCGCTTTGCCGGTTATGCGGCGATTTTTGACCGGGTTGACCGGGGCGGTGATATCATCCGGCCCGGTGCCTTTGGAGTTTTTCCGGAAGGTGCCACGCTGCCGCTGTTGTGGCAGCATGATCCGTTGCGACGGATCGGGCAGGTGGATCTGGTGCGCGAGGACCGGCGGGGGTTGCGGGTGATCGGGACGGTGTCGACCGCGACGCGGGCCGGGCGGGAGGCGGCGGCGATGCTGGCCGGTCCCGGGGTGAAGGGGCTCAGTTTTGGATATCGGGTGAAGCGGGCGGCGGGTGCCAAGCCGCGTGAATTGCTGGAGCTGGATGTGGCGGAGATTTCGCTGGTGACGGCGCCGATGCAGGATCTGGCGCGGGTGCATCTGGTTCAAGCGCCGTAATTTTATCGCACGAAGACACAAAGGCACAAAGCGTCGGCTGTGGCTTCGCGTCTTCGTGCGATTGCGATTGCGATTTTCAGATGAATGATAAACTCAAGGAAAGGAATGTTATGGAACGCTCTCCCGAAAACCCACTCGAAACCAAGGCGGATCCGCTGGAAGCGTCTTTTGATGCGGTGCTGATCGCCGAGGAAACGGAGCAGCATGGTCAGGCGATTGCCGCGTTGCGGGGCGATGTCGACGGTCTGAAGGGGCAGGTCGATGCGATCGGCAAGATTGCGGCGCGGCCTGCTCTTGATGGGGCGATGCCGTCTTCGCGCGGTGCGCAGGATTTTGTTGCCAAATATTTGCGCCGCGGCGAGCAGGCGGGGGTTGAGCTGAAAAGCTTTTCCGGCGCATCGGGTCCCGAGGGCGGCTTTGCCGTGCCGCAGGAAATTGATGCGCTGATCGGGGCGACGCTGAAGGATATTTCGCCGATCCGCTCGATTGCGACGGTGGTGCAGACCGGCACCGCTGGTTATCGCAAGCTGGTGACCACCGGCGGTACGCCGTCGGGCTGGGTCAGCGAGACCGCCGGGCGGCCGGAGACCGATACGCCGGATTTCAACGAGATCGCGCCGCCGAGCGGCGAGCTTTATGCCAATCCGGCGGCGTCGCAGGCGATGCTCGATGATGCGGCTTTCGATGTGGAGGCCTGGCTGGCCGACGAGATCGCGCGGGAATTTGCCCGGGCGGAAGGGGCGGCCTTTGTCAGCGGCTCGGGCGTCAATCAGCCGCGCGGCTTTCTCAATGCGGCGGTGACCGACGAGAGCGATGATGTCCGGGCGTTCGGATCGCTGCAATATGTGCCGTCCGGGGCATCGGGGGATTTTGCCGGGGCGGATGTGCTGGTCGATCTGGTGCACACGCTGCGGCGCGCCTACCGGCAGGGTGCCAGTTTCGTGATGAACAGCGCGACGCTGGCGCAGATCCGCAAGTTCAAGACGGCGGACGGGGCCTTTCTGTGGCAGCCGTCGCTGGCCAGCGGGCAGCCGGCGACCCTGCTTGGCTATCCGGTGGTCGAGGCGGAGGACATGCCCGATATCGCGGCCGACAGTCTGGCGATCGCCTTCGGCAATTTCCGCGCCGGCTATCTGATCGCCGAGCGGCGGGCGACGCATATTTTACGCGATCCGTTTACCAACAAGCCGTTTGTCCATTTTTACGCGACCCGGCGCGTGGGCGGGGAGCTGATGAATTCGGAAGCGATCAAGCTGATGCAGTTCAGCGCTTCCTGAACCCCTTGCTGCGC